GTATACACAGTCCCCAAACTCGGCGCATTCTCTGCGCCTCCTATAAGCGTTAAAGCTATCGCTTTAGCTGATATGTAAATTTAATCGGAGAAGATATGTCCGATAATACGGATCAAATCGAGATCACTAAAGCAGAAGCATCTACATCAGTTGAAGCAAAACGCATTCGCACTGGTGAAGTTGGAACACCCAACCTTCGTGCTGTAGGCTCTTGGATTCAAAATGAAATGCGTAGGGAGCTTCAGGCTCCTTACAATCTTGTAACATACGAAAAGATGCGACAAGACGCTACAGTAGGTGCTGCATTAGGTACTGCTGAAGCATTCCTTACTAAAGCTCTAGCGAAAGCTAAGTTTACCACCAACTCTAAAAATCCACAAGCTAAAGAATTCTGTGAATACCTTAATTGGAATTTAAAGAATCTTAAAGATGTTACATGGTATGAGAGTTGCATTAATATTCTAAGTTATCTTCAATATGGTTTCTCATGGCTTGAGAAAGTGTATGAACCAAACTTCAGCAAGAAGCATTCTAAATACCCTTGGAAATTAAAGAAGCTTGCTCCACGTTCTCAACATTCTGTTGAACAGTGGAAGTTTGATGATGATAGTAGAACAGTGATTGGATTACGTCAATACCAAGCACAAGCATTGAATATGGGATATACAAATGTAAAGCCTGTATCAATGAATCCTAATGATTATATGAAGCGCAATAAATTCATGTTGTTTTCTTGGGACAGTAAAAATAGTTCCCCAATTGGTGTATCTCCGTTGAATGCTTGTTACAAAGCATGGAAAGAGAAAGTGCTAATCGAAGCTATGGAAGTTACTGGTGCTTCTAAAGGACTCAATGGACTTGTCGTTTTACGTGTACCTACAGAACATATCAATAAAGCTGCCGAAGACCCTACGTCGAATGAATACGCTACATTAATGGCTTTGCAGAATCAAGCAGCATTAATGCACAATGGCGATCAAACATTCATCATGCTTGGGTCAGATACCTCTGATACGACAGGTACGGGTAGCGGTAAGTATGTTTATGACTTTGAACTTAAAGGTGTAAGCGGTACTGCAACTAATGCTGTTTCTACAGAGAATATTATCTCCGAGAGAAAGAAAGCAATCCTAGATGTATTCGGTGCTGGCTTCATCAACTTAGGTAATGATGCTACAGGTAGCTATTCTTTAGCAGACGCTAAAACATCTCTACATGCTTTCTTCATGGAAAAGCACATGCTGTTTATCCAATCAGTTATTCAGAATGATTTAGTTAAGCAATTAATGGAAATCAATTCTGTCTACTTAGAAGAAGAAGATATTCCTACCCTAGTCCTTGCAGCATTGGATGAAGTTAATCCTGATGAGTTTGGTAAGCTAGGGCAGCGTTTGGGTGCGGTGGGATTAATGCCATTGCAGAAACAATTCCTAATTGACTTCTGGGGTAAATGTGGCTTGAACACTGAATCACTAGAAGACCTATCAGAAGATGAGTTGTTGCAAATGCTAACAGCACATACCTCAAGAGCCGGAGACGGCATGAGCGAGGGATTAAACAGTGGAACTGGAAGTTCACTGGGAAATAATAGTGCAACCAATAGCGACAACGCTGCGTAACAAGGCATAACAATGAATAAAGAACAAATGTTTGAGAAACTACTTGACTTCTTAGATAGTTTAGTAGGTGATAATTCAAACCCTACACCCGATACTCCTGAAGTTGTCCAAGTAGTTAAATCTGTAGATACGTTAGAAAAACGCTGCCTTTTCGTGGTTTTAGAGCCAAGCGATGAAAACGGACTTACTCGTGATGCACATGGCGATTGGTATGATGAAAATTCTGTAGCCGAAGCCTGCGCTAATTTCAACGTAGCTTGCCGTAAAGCTGGTATCGACCATGCTGGTTTACTATCCAATGATGACGTAATTATCGAGCAATCATATACATCTCCTTGTGACTTCACCACAGATGCTGGCGTATTCATCAAGAAAGGTACTTGGTTGCAGTGGTGGAAATTTAACAATGATGCCTTATTTCAGGGTGTATTAGATGGAACCTATACAGGTGTATCCATTGAATGTGCTGCTGTAGGGTACGAGGTAGAGTAATGTCAGAAACAATTAAACAAAAAGCAAAGAGAGTGCTGAAGAAGTTTGACTTCTCTAAAGAAGACCATTGTGTATCTTTAGTTGGCCCCTCTCTTGGAAATGCCGCTAATGGTTATGCAGTCCCTCTTATTTTAAAAGCATCTGCTCCTGAAGAAACAATCGAAATCAAGAAAGCATTAGAACAAATTACTGTCACATTGTCAATGGAAGATTTCTTACGAAAGTTCTTTGGTATGTGGAGCGATGACGCTGAGTTACTAACCAAGCTCTTAGGCTTTGAAACAGAATATGAAGCTTATAAGAAAGCTCAAGCTGAACGTGGTGAAGAAGAATGGGACTACTCTAAATACTTAGAAGATAAAGTTTCTCAATTCACTGTTATGAAATCAATGAATGAGGGGACAGCAACTAACATTGCTAAATCAGCATTCAATGACATTGTTGCATTACAGCAATCAATTGAACCCGCTCTGATCGAGCATTTTACAACAAAGGAAAAACAAATGGAAGAACTAGAACTTGCTAAATCAGCATTGTCTGCAAAAGAAGCTGAACTAGCAACTCAAGTTGATCTGGTTAAATCTTTGGAAGCTAAAGTAACAGAGTTGGAATCTCAACTGGCTGTTGTTAAAGCTGCTGAGGAGCAAGCCAAGTTTGACGAATTCGCTGCACAACTGAAAGGTTTAGTTGCTGATGATAAATTCGAGAACGTAGCTAAAGCTATGTATGAAATGAGCAAGGTCAATGCTGACGTTGTTGCTGTACAGTTAGACGTACTGAAATCTGCTAAGCAAGCACAAGCTGCTACAGCTACAGTCGTTGCACAAGAATTGACCATTGAAAAAGGTCACAATGAAGTTAAAGATTCAGAAGCCGTAGAGTTAGCTAAGTCTCGCGCTGCAATCTTCAAACACATCAAATAATAAGGAAAATATATAATGGCTAAAATTGCTACCACTCTCCCATTTCTGTCATCTGTGTTGATGGCTGATGCTACCTCTTTAGTTCCAGATTTTAACTATGCTGAAGTTGCTTTAAAAGAAGCTGCTGACACCACTTTAAAATTAGGCCAAATCGTTGTTTATAACGGTACTGATGCTTATCGTATCCTGAAAAACACTGACTTCACTTCTGACACAGTATTAACTGCTCCTGCTGGTATTCCATCTCTACCTGATGGTGGCGCTATCGGTATCGTTGTTGGTTTCAACGGTTCAATCGGTGGTGAATACTCTGCTACTGTTGGCACTACTGCTGTTAAAGCATTCGTTCTGTTCCGTGGCCCTGTAGCTGTTAAAGACAGTCACGTAGACGGTGGTTTAGTGTTTGACGCTGGTGTTGTTGCTGCTCGTAAAGGTTTAACTAAACGCTTACTGGAAGGTAAGGGTATTGACGTTAAAGCTGTTGCTGCACAAAAATCTTCAAGCTTATACGGTTACTAATAGTAGCCGTTTACTGCATATCTTGACAAGAATAATTAAAGGAAATTTCAATGTCTGTAAAATTTAACGTAGGTCGCGGTCAAACCTTAGAATTGACCAAAGCATTAGTTCGTGACTTAGGTAACTTAAACGGTCTTCATGATGTAACTGCTGAAATCGCAGAACGTCCTAATGTACCTGACCTCATTAGCTCAATGATTAGCCCGAACCAAGTGTTCTTACAAACTAACGTGTTTGAACATGATTTCACCCACTACAAAAATGCTATGCCTTCTGACAAAGCATACGGTGAACGTGGTGAAGTGATTGATGCACGCCCTGTGACTGATACTCACTTCCACAAAGTTCCTTCATTCGGTTTGCAAGCTCATATCCGTCCTGAAGATGTACTTCGTCGTCGTAAAGCTGGTACTACTGACCAATTAGCTGCTGAAGCTGAAGTGGTTTCAGAAGATAAAGCATCTCTGATGCGTGGTTGGGATATGTTACGTGAAGTGGCATTAGCTCATTCTATCGTTAACGGTACTTCATATGTCCCTAACGCTACTGTACCTTCAGTTGACTTCTACCAAGAATACACTGGTGGCGCTCGTCCAGTTGTTACGTACACCCTGTCTAACACCACTACTCATCCAAAAGTGTACGGTGAACAAGCTCGTCGTCGTATCTTAGACAACCTGTACGAAGGTCAACGTGTTTCTGGTTTCGTAGTTCTGTGTGGTAAGAACTTCTGGTCTAGCCTGACTACTCACCCAATGTGGATTCAAGCGATGGTTGACCGTTCAGGTTTAGATGGTCAAGACCCATTGCTGAAACGCTTCGAGAACTTCCGCGAACAATATCAAATGATTCGTTTCGCTGATAACGTAGTGTATGTTGAATACGCTGGTCAAATCGGTGGTGCTTCTTTGATTCCTGATAACGAAGCATACATGATTCCGTTAGGTGTGGACTTGTTTACTGAAGTGTTCGCACCAGCACAAACTAAGTCATACATCAACACAGTTGCTCAACCAGAGTACATGTGGGAAGTGAGTGACGAGTTCAAAGGTACTCAACTGTTCTCTGAATCTAACCGTTTAATGGTTCCATTCAACCCACTGTTGATCCAGAAATTAGTTACTGCCTAATCTTAGGCAAATATTAGGGGAGCTTGTCTCCCCTTTTTTCGATTAGGGGAAAGCTATAAATGATTGACGTTGATTTTCAAAATCCCCACGACCAAGTAAGATTAAATATCGGTGATCCTTCTGTAGAGTTTGTTTCTGACAACTCAATTAACAGTGCTTTAGTTGCTTTCAATAACAATGTATTTAATGCCTCTGTAGCGCTCATGGAAGCGATGCTAACAAGGTTTAGTACATTAGCTGATAGAGAGCGTGAGGGTCAAGTAGAAATCTATTATACCAAGCTCTACGAGCGTTATAGTGAACGTCTGAAAGACTTCAAATCCGGCTCTGCTAGTATTACTCCTTCTGCTAAAGCATTTATGCCTATTATCATTGGCGGTGTATCTCGTTCACAGAAAGAAGCTATCCGTAACAGTAACGATGCTTTCAGTATGTATGACTTAGCGCATTGGCATAGTGAATCTCTTGGTTATAAATCTGTATACGAAATCTACATGGAAGATATTGGTGGTTTACCAAACAACGGGTGATGTATGACATTTAAAATCTCATCCAGTGTTAGTGTAGACAACAGAGAGTTAAACAAGTTCTTAAACAGACTTCGAGACTTACATTCCCACGAAGTTCAATATGGTTACTTTGAAGGTGACATTCACCAAGATTCAGGAATGGATATTGCTGAGTTAGCTGAAATGCTTAACTATGGTACTGATAGAATCATAGCTCGACCATTTATGGATTTAGCTGGTGATATGGTTGAAAGACATTTCCAAGTAGCTAGACGTTCTGGTGCTGAGATATGGCAATACCTTACAGGTACAGGAACCATCCATACCTTACTTAAACAGTTTGGCAGAGTTGGTGAAACGTATGTGCAAGCATCTATTGATACTGGTGAATGGGCTGACAACGCGGAATGGTGGAAGCAGATTAAGTTTGAGAAGTATGGCACTTCTGCACCTTTAGTTGCATCACAAGAATTATATGAAAGTGTTAAATCTAAGGTGGTAAAATCTAATGTCATCCTCCTTTAAACGCAGAGGTGCAATGCCTCGTAAAACATTACCAGCAAGACGTAGTGTTGAAGCTAGAAACGATTTCAATGAAATCACAGGTATCACTTACACTAACTTCCAAGCTCTATATTGTACTGTACAACCGTATGAGGGCGATATGTTCACTCCTGATGTATTAGGTTATACAGACAAGGATGTGTTTACAGTGTTCACTGAAACTGAATTAAAAGTTGGTCAAGAAGGTACAAGCCGTAAACCAGATGAAGTAATGATTGATGGTAAGTGGTTTAGGGTTGTAAAAGTAAAGCGTTGGCAAACATTATTAAAACATTACGAAGTAGTGGTTATAGAAAAAGATGAGGGTTTAATATGACAGCAGTTGTATACAATCATCAACAAATCTATGACCAATTAAAATCACGAATTAAAACATTGTGTGATAAAACATTAACTCCTAATCTTCCATTCACTATACGTGGTGCAAGTAATCAGAAGTTAAGTGAAACATATATTCAACTGTGGATGAAAGATTGGAATAAGATTGGTAAATACGACAAAGTAGATACTAACACTTATGCAGTTAAATATGAAGTCATTGTAGACATATCAGTACATCGTCCACCGACAGCAACATCTACTGTAGGTACAACCTCAGTTGCTTTAAACAGAATTATTAATGCTTTTGAGGCTTCAGCAGGAACATACTTTGATTCGTTTGCTGACAATAATATCTCATACCTCAGAAGTAGTAGCGTAACACAAAGACACTTTCCAATAGATAGAAACCAATTAGAAGAACGCAGTTCTGTTAGTTGTATCTTTGAAGTGGTAGTTGTAGAAACAGACA